ATGCAAACCGTTATTTTTGGTCGTCCGGGTTGCCCTTACTGTGTGCGTGCAAAAGATCTGGCTGAGAAATTGAGCAATGAACGCGATGATTTTCAGTATCAGTATGTAGATATTCGTGCGGAAGGGATCACTAAAGAAGATCTACAACAAAAGGCAGGTAAACCCGTAGAAACCGTGCCGCAGATTTTTGTCGATCAGCAACATATCGGCGGCTATACCGATTTTGCTGCATGGGTGAAAGAAAATCTGGACGCCTGATCGTCTGACAAGCCCTCGCGTTGAGGGCTTTACTGATTTTTTCTGTGCTGTGGTTTAAACAAACTACTGATAAATAAGAAACACAGTGCCCCCAGCGCACACCAGAACACCGCGCTTAGTAACCATGCCAGCTCTTGCCAGAATGAGCGCGTCGGTGAAAAAAACAGCCGCATAATGAGCATCGAACAGGGTGCCGCCAGCATTGCGCCAAACAGAGGTTTCAGGACTTCTCTACGCTGTGAAAAGAAGCTGGCGACTGCTCCAGGAAGAATGAAAAATAGCAAGCCGATTTCAGGATGCCCGGCAGCCCGAAAAGCGCCTTTCATGTGCGTCGCCAGAAAAAGGCACACCACAATGAAGAGGACAAAACAGCAGATTGCCCCCGCCCAACGTTGTTTATGTTTCACTCGTTCCTCCTGACACTGCGTCTATCGAACACATTTTTCGCCAGTGTGGCGTTCAGTAAGATAAAGCCGCTTCGCATTCCATGCTAATATAGGCCAACGCAATTCATATAGCCGTTGATACCTAATGTGATTACACTAGTAAAATATATTGTTACTTTACTATCGTTTAGGTGCGCTGAATGAATCTGCGCCCTGAATTCTGGTAAAAAACATTATCGTAAATTACCATTTCTTTCAACAGCTTACTAGTAAACAAGAAGTTAGCCTCCGTGAATATAAACGTCGCCGAATTGTTAAATGGGAATTACATTCTGTTATTATTTGTGGTCCTCGCGCTTGGGCTATGTCTCGGAAAGTTACGACTTGGTTCGATCCAACTGGGTAATTCCATTGGCGTTTTAGTCGTATCGCTGTTATTAGGCCAACAACATTTCAGCATTAACACCGATGCGCTTAATCTTGGCTTTATGCTGTTTATTTTCTGCGTCGGGGTCGAAGCCGGACCGAACTTTTTTTCCATTTTTTTTCGCGATGGGAAAAATTACCTAATGTTAGCACTGGTGATGGTTGGCAGTGCGCTGGTGATCGCCTTAGGGTTAGGTAAGCTGTTTGGCTGGGATATTGGCCTGACGGCCGGTATGTTAGCAGGCTCTATGACGTCGACACCGGTTCTGGTCGGTGCTGGCGATACACTGCGTCATTCCGGCATGGAAAGCAGGCAGCTCTCACTGGCACTGGATAATCTGAGCCTCGGGTATGCCTTAACCTATTTAATCGGTCTGGTGAGTTTGATTGTTGGTGCGCGTTACTTGCCGAAATTGCAGCATCAGGACTTACAGACCAGCGCCCAGCAAATCGCCCGCGAACGTGGCCTGGACACTGATGCCAACCGTAAGGTTTATTTACCGGTGATCCGCGCCTATCGCGTCGGCCCGGAGCTGGTGGCCTGGACCGACGGCAAAAATCTGCGTGAACTGGGTATTTATCGACAAACCGGCTGCTACATTGAACGTATTCGACGTAACGGGATTCTGGCAAATCCAGACGGTGATGCCGTGCTACAAATGGGCGATGAAATAGCGTTGGTAGGCTATCCCGACGCCCATGCCCGACTCGATCCCAGCTTCCGTAACGGTAAAGAAGTTTTCGATCGTGACCTTCTCGACATGCGTATCGTCACTGAAGAAGTGGTCGTTAAAAACCATAACGCTGTAGGTAAACGTCTCGCACAACTGAAGTTGACCGATCACGGTTGCTTCCTTAACCGCGTCATTCGTAGCCAGATTGAGATGCCGATAGATGACAACGTCGTGCTTAACAAAGGTGACGTTTTACAAGTCAGCGGTGATGCCCGTCGCGTAAAAACCATCGCCGATCGCATCGGCTTTATCTCGATTCACAGCCAGGTCACTGACCTGCTGGCATTTTGCGCCTTCTTTGTTATTGGGCTGATGATCGGGATGATCACCTTCCAGTTCAGCACATTCAGTTTCGGCATGGGGAACGCTGCCGGGTTGTTATTCGCCGGAATTATGCTGGGCTTTATGCGTGCTAACCACCCGACCTTCGGTTACATTCCGCAAGGTGCATTAAGCATGGTGAAAGAGTTCGGCTTGATGGTGTTTATGGCAGGCGTTGGTCTGAGCGCCGGTAGCGGTATTAATAACGGCCTGGGCGCGATTGGCGGTCAGATGTTGATTGCCGGATTAATTGTCAGTCTTGTGCCCGTGGTTATCTGTTTCTTGTTCGGTGCTTATGTATTGCGAATGAACCGCGCACTGTTGTTCGGCGCAATGATGGGCGCACGCACCTGCGCGCCGGCAATGGAGATCATCAGTGATACAGCTCGCAGTAACATCCCTGCGCTGGGCTACGCGGGCACCTACGCAATCGCCAACGTCCTGCTGACGCTGGCAGGGACAATCATCGTCATGGTATGGCCAGGATTAGGATAAAACTGAAGTTGCCCTGAAAATGAAATTTTTTTGCACAACCGCAGAACTTTTCCGCAGGGCATCAGTCTTAATTAGTGCCACTGCTTTTCTTTGATGTCCCCATTTTGTGGAGCCCATCAACCCCGCCATTTCGGTTCAAGGTTGATGGGTTTTTTGTTGCCTGAAATTTATGCCGTTTAAAATCATGACGTTAGAAGCACTGTTTTTTAACGATGGCGACAAAATGGCGGCAGCGTCAAAGAGAGAGCGCCACCTGTCCTGATTTCATTGGATGCGGCTGAACCGGATTTGACTCTTTTGGCGTTGCAATCGAACGAACAAAAGTTTCATGGGTTACAAAAGTATGGCTGCAGTTAATATTCTGGCACTGGTTGTAACGCTCTTTGGTCAATGAAGATACCTGAAAACTGCTGCGAGTATGGGCGGCACTTCCACACAGTGGGCAAATCATCATTTTTCGAGTTCTCCCCATTTTTGCTAAATTCACAATAATGATACCGCATTATTCCATTTTGCAAACTTAAAAGTTCTCCATTGCGAAGAATCATTCCATTTCGAAATCATCAATCCTCACTTCAAGCTCCAGACTGGTTGTAAAACCGTTATCGGGGCTGACGGTATGCGTCAGAGTCGTAATGGTCCATTCCGCATCATCTATCGGTTGTTTAAAGCCACTAACTTTCACTGGCATTTCCGTGTAAAGATCTGCCCGCCCTTCCGCCAGTTGTAGCGAGAATGACGCAACGCCGCGTTGCAGGCGTTCCCACTGCATTTTCGCTGCCCGTTCAGCGTTGCTCCGGTTGGCATAAGTGCGATTAAGTACCAGCACGTTTTCATCCGTACCCACCAGGTAATCGCCCTGCTTCGCTTCCGGCTCTTTCTTCTGCTTCTTAGTTCTGCGCTTACGCTTCACCGTGGTGCTTTCTTTCTTCGCAGGTTCGCGGGTATGCAACCAGCTGGCAATTACGCCCGTGTAGGCTCCGCGATCTGCCAGGGTAAAGCGGTGACTGTCGCCGTCCTTGCGTGTGATAGTGATCACTGGCAGTGGTTTACCAGTGGCGCTTTTGCCCTGCCCCTGCCGGATGAATAACAGATTGCCATTTTTCACCGACGCGATGGCACCGTACTGTCGCGCCAGCCGCATCAGAAAACTACCGTCACTCTCATTAGTCTGGTCTATATGCTCCACGAGCTTATCCGACAGGTCTTTACCCAGTACCATCTTCAGCTTGTGCCGCGCGGCTATCTCCTTCACCACTTCCCCAATGGTGGTCTTGTGCCACGATTTTTCACGGCGGGTATTCAACGTTTCCCGAAAATCAGCACTTCGCGCCCGGATAGTCAGGCGGTCCGGTGCGCCAGTGTGTTCAATCTCGTCCACCGTGAATGCCCCTTTCGGGAAAAGCGGCTGCCCCTTCCAGCCCAGCGCCAGCGTAATGACCGCACCACGGCGCGGCAGCACGATTTTCCCGTCGGCATCGTCCAGCTCCAGATCAAGCTGGTCTGCTTCAAAGCCCCGATTGTCCGTCAGAGTCAGACTCATCAGGCGGTTATCCAGCACAGTGGTGATATCCCTACCCTCAATACTGATGCTGAATGCCGGAGTTTTGTTGCTTTTGTTAAGCAGTTCAGAGCTGAAATTCACGACAGCAGCCCTCCCACCGTTTTACTGATATCGCTTAAGGCAGACGTTGCCGTTTCCTGCAGATTATTCAGTTGCGCACTGAGATCACCGAACATATCGGACAGGGATTCATCCACCCGTTTGAGCGACAGGGTGAACTCAATCCGGCGCGGCATACCGTCGCGGAAAAACTCCGTTTTAGTCTGATTCAGTCCCTCAATCACATACATGCCATAAATCGTGCCGCTGCCTTCAATCAGGGGCCATGCTTTCCCCTGTTCTGCCATCTGCTCCAGTGCCAGCAACGACAGCCTGCCACCTGTTATCTCCGGCATAAGAACACCGGAAAGCGTCAGCATGTCGTTGTCCGGTCCCAGAAACTGCGTGGACGGACGTCGGTTTACCCGGCTGTTTGCCGCATGTCGCCAGCTGCGTTGATACTGCAGCTCCTGATACGGCACGGTGCGCAGCATAAACACGTACAATCCCAGCACCATCATCATGCGTCGTATCCCCCCTGATCGCTGTAGTTACTCCTGGCTTTTGCCTTCAGCCTGCGTTCACGTTCATCAAGCTGGCGGGCCACCTCCCGCGCAATATCCTGCGCACTTTGTCCTGGCTGCGTCTGAATGATGATCTGCATCGGTGCCTCAATCCGTTGAACGGGCGGCACAGTGGCTGCACGACTCACCATCGCTTCGCCGCCTTTCGCGGGAAGTGCCAAAGGGTGCAACGGTGGAAGCTCTGCAGGCGCGGCAGCAACGCCCATCATTCCGGCAACAACGGCAGCCAGTGCAGCTGTATTTCTCCGGCTGGTCACATTTGCCGGGCCGTTAACAATTTCCGGCCCGTTTTCACCGACGATGCCAAACTGCCCGCGCGGGATATAGCCGCCGCTGTCATACATCCCCGCAAAGCCATATCCCCATGACGGAAAACCACCCGATGGCATCATCACTTTACCGTCTGCATTCACCGTCGCAGGTTGCTGACGCGTCACGCTTTCCGGCAGTTTCGCCTTTGCAGCCTCTTTACTGACAATGCCGAGTTTATCCAGCAACCAGGAAACGCCAGATTTCAGGGAGTCCAGCGGATGCATAACCATATTCAGCCCTTCCGCCAGTGCCTCCCCGAATCGTCGCCCCATTGCCGCTGCGCTCTGCAGTTCGGCAGAAGTCGACTTAACGGGCGTCAGCAGATCAGTAAACCAGCCCCACAGCGCCTGCACTTTGTCACCAATCCACTGGAACACAGGCTTAAGCGGTTCGAACGCTGCACTGATGGGACCTGCCGCCGCTTTGAATCCTTCCACCACGCCACCGAGAAATGCGGTGATGGGTTGCCAGTATTTCCAGACAACCAGTGCCACACCCGCTAGTGCAGTAACCACAAGACCTATCGGACTGAGCAGAGCACCTAACAGACCAGATACGGCATACAGGGCAACGCGCAACATCGCCAGTGGACCAGATGCCAGTACTCGCAGCACCGTGCCTGCGGCAGCTAGCCCGCCGCGTAGTGCTGCCAGTGGATTCATAAACATCACAGCAACCGCACGTAAACCGGATAATCCAGACCGCAAAAGTGCAACCGGCGCACCTGCTACAGTTTTCAGGACATTTCCCGTCAGTGATGCCGTGCGGCGCAAAGACGACAACGGCGCAGTAAGTAAACCTGCGGCGTTGCCCGATGAAGCAAGCCCGCGTCGCAGCAGTGCCAGTGGTGCGCCAGCCAGCCAGGACAACGCGCTGCTGGTTCGAGTTACTGCTGCCGTAACGGAAGATAACGTTTTGATACCCAACACAGAGAATCCCAGACGGATCACTGCCAGCGGCCCCAGCACTGCAGCCAGCGCCACCGCTAAGGTGCCGAGGCCGACGGTAACCGCAGCCACAACAGCCGATGCTTTCATCAGTGTGCCTGTCAGTTCCGGGTTAGCTTCCACCCAGCGACGCAACGCCCCCGTGACGCTTTTCACCGTGTACAGAATATCCATCAGCGGCTGGCGCAGCGTTTCGCCCAGGCTGCTGAAGGTGTTCTGCGCTCCGGTTTTGACCAGCAACCACTGCGCAGAAAGTGAATCCTTGTTAATGTCGGATTCTTTCTGCATGGAGCCGAGCGCATCATTGCCCGCTGTCAGTTTTAACTGACGCTGCAGTTCCGGCAGGTTGTTTGCCAGTTTCGCCGCGTCATCGCCAAACTCTTTACCAAACAACATAGTCATGGCAGACAGGCGCTTGTCCTGCGGCAGCGCGTTTACCTTCTCCAGCACGCGCTGGATGGTTCCCATCGCATCCTTCGTCATCTGCTTTTCAATCACTTCAGGATTGAGTTTCAGCAGATTCATCCCTTCAAAGAAACTCTTGCTTTGCATGGTGGCAATGGACAATTCACGCACCATCGCGTTTGCTGCACTGGCTGCAACCTCTGGCGCAGCGCCCAGTGTCAGGAAGGTGGAACCCAGCGCCGCCGCTTTACGATAATCCAGACGGTCAGCCACACCGCCCAGACGTTGCATCACATCAATGATGTCTGCCCCTTTCGACATGGCGTTATCATCCAGATAGTTCAGCGCATCACCGAGCTGTTCAATATTGCGGGTGGGGATTTTGTAGAGCTGGGCGATTTTCCCCAGACTTTCTGACAGTTCATCCGCTGGCAGCTCAAAGGCTGTTGCCGCCTTTGCTGCCGTACTGGCGAAGGCCAGCAGGTCACGTTTCTGATCTTCCCAGCTGTCGTCAGGGTTTGCGACGTTCATGCGCGCACCACCTTCAACCAGTGCAGCGAAGTCCACCGCACCGTTTTCCATCGGCAACTGTTCGCTGGCAGCCTTGATGGCATCCTGCATTTCATAAAAACGTGCAGTGCGGTTGCCATTATCGTCACGCAGACCATTGACCTGCTTTGCCACACCTTTCATGGCATCTTCCATGCTGGTATAGCTTTTTACTGCCGCCATCACTGGCGCACCCATTGCCAGCCCTGCAGCCGTGGTGGTGGCTCCGGCACCTGCAATACGATCACGCACCTCCAGCGAACGGGCATAACTGGCACGCGCTGCATTCATCCTGCGCTGAGCTTCCCCCAGTCGCTTCAGCCGCGCCTCCTGTTTCGAAAGTTCCTGGTTATAACGTGATGTTTCACGGGCTAAACGGGCAGTTGCTCCCGCATCGTCTTTCGCAGAAATTCCCGCCCGGTACAGTTCAGCACGCACAAGCGCCGTCTGCTGCTGCAGCTTTTTCTGGCGTTCTTCCAGGCGCTGAACAGCCAGCCGTTGACGGCCCAGAGCAACAACCTGACGTTGCGAAGGCGGCCCCATCGCTCCCAGTTCCTGACTGAGCAAATTTGCACGCTGGCGGGCATAGTTCAGCCTGTCGCCTAATTTCTGATTTTCTGCCTGCAGCTTTCGGAAGCTGTCCAGACTGCTCCCGGCCTGATCAAGCTGCTTTATTGCATCGCGGGATTTTTTGACAGCAGCAGCCAGTTCTCTTGAACTGGCCTGCGCAGATCGAAATGGACGGGTGAGCTTGTCAACCGCATTAAGAATGACCTGCAGACGCAGGTTGTTATCACTCATCGTTGGCCCCGCTTCTCTGAATCGCTTTATACCGCCATTCCAGCACTTCGGTCAGCGGCATAACGTCAGTAACGGATGGCGGCCAGTGAAAAATGGTGGCGATATCTGCCACCAGATCGTCAACCGTCAGGCTGTCGGTAAACCGGCAAGCACCGACTTCTTCAACAAAAAAGTGACAACCTCAACCGACATGGCAGTGAGATCTGCCGGGTCCATCTCTGCAATTTCCTGTGCAGTCAGTGCCGGACTGGAGATGCGGGGGATCACGGTCATCATCGCGTTTACATCCATATCCATAATGGCCTGCAGGCGTGTACCGCGCAGCGCACCGGACTGCGGTTTACGCAGCACAATTTCGGTGATTTCTGTTTTACCGCGCTTGATGGGGGTATCCAGTTGAATGGTCTTTTCAGTCTGCTTATCGCTCATTTTGCTGTCCTGTCAATTGGGTTCTGGCGCGGTATCCCGCGCCGTTCAGATATATCAGAGGCCGAGGGCGTTGCGGTGCGCTTCCATCAGGTCCACACCGTCCACAATTTCCACCATGTTGATAAGGTCCACTTCATAGAGCACCTCACCATTGATGGTCAGCTTCGCGTAGCTGTTGGTACTGGTCACTTTGGTGGTGTTGCTTTCGCCCGTCTTCCACTCGCCGGAATCCACTTCTTTGTGACGTCCACGCACGACAAGCTCCACGGCCTGCACTTCCCCGGTATCGTCACGCTGAATAGAGCCGGTAAAGCGCAGCTGGATGCCATCCACCGTGGCTTTACCCATCTGTTTAAACAGCAGCAATTCAGTACCACCAATGGAAAATTCTGTGTCCAGCGCACTGTCATCAAGCCCCAGATCCACATCCACCGCACCCGGCATTCCGCCGCCGCGATACTTCTCATATTTGCGGGTAAATTTCGGCAGCGTCAGCGACTCAACGATCCCCTGCCAGTTGTTCCCGTCGTTAAACAGGTTCAGGTGTTTTAATTTGCGTGGTAATGCCATGTTGTCCCCTTACGCGCTGACCTGGCTGGCGAAATTCACCAGGTACTGATCGGTGATGCGCTGACGCAGCATCAGGTTTTCAAGTGGCGGCACTGGCGTGTAGTCGTAGTCGATGGTGAGTTTTCCGGCTTTCAGCGTGTCTTTGTCGTTCACCGACTCATCCAGCCAGCAATCACCACCAATGAGATAGCCCTGACTGACCAGGCTGCGCATTTTGGCGCGGATACCTTCGATAATGTCGCGGGCCAGCGACGGGTTAAGCGGTTTATCCACCGCCCACATGTGTGCTTCTGCCATCGTGTCCATCAGCACCTGCGCCGTGCGGGTGTAGTTTTCGAAGGCAAAGAGCGGGTCATCACTCAGGCAGCGGGAACCCCAGAAGCGGAAACCGTCTTTACGCACAAGCGTGGTGACGTCGTTCTGGTTCAGCAGACCTGCATCGGTTGCCGGGTCCTGCAGATCCCAGAACACATCTGCAGAAATTCCGGTGACACCGTTCACGCCCACGTTGGACAGGCTTTTGTGCCATCCGGTCTGCTCGTCAATTTTGGCGCGCAGACCAAGCGCACGGGCGGTGGCATATGCCGTTGCTTCGGCATTCAGCACCGTGTCCCAACCAGTAAAGTCAGGCCAGATCAGCATCCCTTCGCGCTGGCTGAAGTTTTCGCGGTAAGTGATCGCCTCCTGCACTGTCTTGCAGCCATACGCTGACAGGTAAGCAAATCCACGCAGGCGTTGCGCCACGCTCAGCAACTCAGTAGCTACCGCCTTGGTGTCGTGGCCTGGCACGCCGAGAATGCGCGGTTTAACGCCGAGCTGTGACTGGGCAGATAACAGGGCTTTCATACCTGTTTTTTTACCTTCAGCAGTCACTGCGCCGATGATATTGGTCGTGGTTTCGTCTTCCGTTTCACCCTGCGGCACACGCACAACAATGGTCACAGGTTTTGCCTGGTCAGCGATGGCATCCAGCGAACGGGCCAGAGTACCTGACTCACCCGCTTTACCGCTGGCAGTCAGCACATCAGTGATCAGCACGGGTTTATTAAGAGGAAACATTTTTGCATCGGCATCATCGCCCGTGCAGACCATACCCACGATGGCGGTGCTCACCGTGGTAATGGATCGGGTGCCTTCGTTGACTTCAACAACGCGCACCCCGTGGTGGTAATCCTGAGCCATAGTGGCGAACCTCCTGATTGGATTAGGCTTCGCCCTATGTTGAAGTGATTGTGCCTGACAAACAGCTAAGCGCAGTTGTGTCGTTATTCACACAAAATAACGGTATTTGTCTGCTTGCAGGGATAATCAACATAATGCTGATTCAGGGGGATTCATTGATCTTATTTGCCGGAAATTTTCTATAAATGGTAGAAACGCCTACATCAAAAATCAGTGCAATACGCTGTATTGATTCTCCGGCCTCGAGTAAACGCCCAATCTGTGCCCACTGTTCGGTGGTCAACTTAGGACGGCGTCCACCTACTCTGCCTTTGGCACGAGCTGCAGCCAGCCCTGCCCTGGTACGTTCAACTATCAGTTCGCGTTCCATTTCAGCCAGGGCACCCATGACATGAAAAAAGAAACGGCCCATTGGGGTACTGGTATCAATACTGTCAGTCAGGCTTCTGAAATTCACACCACGCTGGCGCAACTCTTCTATCAGCGTAACAAGATGCCGCATACTGCGCCCCAACCTGTCCAGCTTCCAGACAACCAGCGTGTCTCCTGCCGATAGTGTCCTGAGTAGTTTTTTCAGCCCCGGTCTGTCGGACTTAGTGCCACTGATTTTGTCCTCAAAAATCCGCTCACATCCCGCGCAGTTCAGTGCATTACGTTGCAAATCGGTGTTCTGGTCATTTGTTGACACGCGTACATAGCCAATAAGCATGATCATCCCCCTGAATAAAAACCGGAGATGATGCCAGTTAGCTGTTACCTCTGCATTTTCTTAAACGTTGGTTTGGGAGAAGCGGCGAAAAGGGATGTGGGTACAGGAGAAAATCAGATACCGGATATGTCAGCCTGGAAAAGAAATCCGAGTTCTAATCGCTGGAGAAAATTGCCTGATGGAACCATCATTCAAATGGGAATATCAGCATCAGGACCATTAGGCTCACCTGTAAATATCACCCTGCCGATATCTTTCAGCAATACCAATTATTGTGTTGTTGCATCGTACGATAATGCACGGTCAGGTGTGTCAACAATGGTTAGTTTTGCAGCATTGCCTGTTTCACCATCGCAATTTTCCCTGATGTCATCTGTGACTGAGCAAGGAATAAATCCTTTTGCTTACTGGATTGCTTTTGGAGATTGATAAATGGACAGATACTTCTATTCACAAAAAGAAAATGGTTTTTTTACCGATTTAAATAAAGCACCTTCAGATGCTGTTGAGATAAACACGGATGAATGGCTGTTACTACTGGATGGTCAGGATAATGGCATGAAAATAGTCAGCAATCAGGAGGGATATCCGGTTTTGACAGAGCAACCACCTTTATCAAAAGAAAACCTTATTGCATTGGTGGAGTTGAAAAAAAGAAAACTTATTAATGAAGCCAACGAGCACATGAACAGCAGACAATGGCCAGGTAAAGCGGCTATTGGTCGTCTGAAAGGTGAGGAACTGGCGCAATATAATTTATGGCTGGATTATCTGGACGCACTGGAACTGGTTGATCCCTCCAGTGCTCCAGATATTGAATGGCCTACGCCTCCGGCAGTTCAGGCCAGATGACATCCGGTGCGGTGCTGGTATCTGTTGCCGTCACCGCGTCAATGTAATCCAGCGCAGCGTTAAGTCGGGCGGTTTCTGCCTGCGTCAGATTCCGTCCGGCCTGTAATTTCAGTTGAATCAGACTGATAGAAGCCATTGCTGTATCAATCAGCGACTGGCGCTGTGCTTCTGCTGCATCTACTACGGCGCTATGCTGTGCCTCGGTATCCGTCACCCATTTCTCACCATCCCATTTATCGTATGGCGTTAACGGGGCGATAGTGGTTGTATTATCAGGGTAATCACCCGGTGCTGTGATTTCTTTTGATTCTCCTGTTTCGGTGCTAAAGACAATTTCACCGCGATGGTCTGGTACATATTCCCATGAGTTAAAATCTGCAGAGCGGCAGATTGCATAACCAGCTTTGTAGGTGCCTGGAGCATCTAAACAGGAATATGCCGGAATGCCGACACCAACAGCAAGATATTCAGTTGAAGCTGAAATATACTCCCGACTCATGACGTCAAAGTTATAAACAGTAATTTCTCCTGCCATAGTGGCAATTAATTCACTGTTTAATTCTGCGTTATTCATTATGCAGCCCTCACAATATAGTTAAAAGCGACATTTCGTGGGCGTGTTTCATTCGCACCTGCATGTTTAGTCGTTGCCGCAACAACACCACCCTCTGTAATAGCCGGGTTGGGAATTGGGTAATTATCGAAGTCAATGGCCGGAGACAGGGGCGTGATTTGTTTTAAAATCGTGGTGCCTGTAAAACTTTCCAGAGTCTGGTCGTTAGTTCGTGAAGTCCAGATTCCCCAATAGTGGTTATGACTGACAATCGCACCGTCCTGAAGCGTTAATAATCCCCTTCCGTTATCCACTCCACGTCCGTCATCCCAGCCACGAATAAACTCACCGCGTAAATCAGGTAATTTATTTGTCGGGTAAGCCTTTGCCAGTTCCGGGTATTCTTCGGCAGAAAAAGCCGCACCGTTGCATTTCAGCCAGCCTGTCGGCGGAGTGGCTGAAGGCCACGGAACAGGGACACCAACAGGTAATGCAGAGCCTTCTCCCAAACCAAGGTATGTGAGAAGACCAGCTACATCCTTTCCACTCAAATTGGTAAGCGTATTGTCCAGCGGTTGTTTACCTGCCAGCGCATTAAGCATTGTCGTGGCAAAGTTCGGATCATTCCCCAGTGCCGCCGCCAGTTCGTTCAGTGTATCCAGTGCAGCAGGTGCAGAACCCACCATTCCTGCAATCGCCGATTTCACAAAAGCCGTAGTGGCAATCTGTGTATTGTTGACCGACTGCGCCGCCGTGGGGGCTGTTGGCGTTCCGGTGAGTGCCGGACTCGACAACGGTGCTTTTAGTGCCAGCGCATTGTTAATGGTGGTACTGAAATTCGGATCATTGTTAATGGCTGCGGCTATTTCTTTCAGCGTGTCCAGCGTGGCTGGCGCACCATTAATAAGGGCCGTCAGTGCCGCCTGTACAAACGCAGTGGTCGCAACCTGCGTGGTATTATTCCCCGCCGCTGGCGTTGGCGCTTTGGGGGTTCCGGTAAATGTCGGGCTGGCTTTTGGCGCGTACTGTGAATGCGGGTCCGGTGCGGCAAGATGTTTTGCCATCTGATCATCCGCGTACACCTTCAGCTCCAGTGCCTTGTCATCCACATACTTGCGGGTTGCCAGCACTACAGCAGGGTCGATTTTCAGGGTGATATTGTCCGTGCTGCTGGTAATCAGCACCATGCGCACGGTCTGAGTGCGCCCGCTACCTTCAGCCAGTTGCGGCTTATAGCTTTCCGGGCAGTTGCCCACGGCAATCAATGCCCCGGACTCATCAAACAAGCCCACTTCACGTATCCACCAACCGCCCTCGTTTTCAGGGATCACCTGTTCGGCAATAATCTGGCTGCTGTTCTGCGGGTCGATATAAAGCATATTCAGCGCAGCCCGGCGTTTCTCATTTACCAGTGCCGTCTGCTTTGCGTCCGGCGTTGGCAATACTCCACCGCCATCGCCCACCGCCATATGGGTAATTTTTAGCGGCACACCGAGCGCGGCGGCGCTGGCAAGTTTCGCCGCGCCAATATCCGTCAGCAGGGTATAAAATTTTGTGCTCATGGATTCACTCTCATTGTATCAATAACATGGACCGCCCCGCCTTCATGCGCGGTGCCACCGGAAATAATCGTTTCGTTGATATACGGATAGATCGTGATTTCTTCGCCAAGATAGCTGGCGGCTCCCACCCAATGCGGGCCGCTGGTCTGCAGATTGATGGACATGCCGATCATGTGGCGGCTACATGGTTTGGCATCGCTTATCAGTCGCTCAAGTTCCAGATAGGTATCTTCAGTGATGCCCTGGTCCTGCACGCCGATATCCAGGCGAAACGTGCCCGGTGTTTCTCCGGTCTGCCACCACTCAATAATGCGGATCAGGAATCCGAACGGCTCCACCACCCGCCGCACGGCACTGGTGGTCCCTTTATGCTGATGAATATAAAAAGCATCCTTCACCACCTGGCGCTTGACGCTTTCTGTCCAGCCCTCGTCCCAGCGATCCACAGAGAACGCCCAGGCGAGATAAGGCAGGAAACTGACCGGACAGGTTGCCGGATTCCACAAGTCACGAAGCGGCACCTGCAGATCAGAAATCCCGCTGCAGGTTTGCGCCAGTCGGCGCTCCAGTGGTGTTGAACCCGGTGGCAGCAGACTATTCATCCGTTCCTCCGTTGGTTACGCTCCACTGCGTACATGATGCCGCCTGTGTTTTGTTCAGGACCACATCCGCCAGAGGAGAAGCCAGCTCCACACGCTGCACCCCCTCAACATGCAGGGCGGCAAAGATGGCGCTACGGCGAATATCCCGACCAAGACGCGTCTGACTGGCGATGTACTTCTGCAGGCTGGCTTTTGCCGCTGCCATTACCGGCTCTGCTTCCGGTCCAGGATAGAGAAAAATGGTGGCTTCCACGCGATACGGGATGATTTCTGCGCTGCGAACCGTAAGACGGTCAGCCACCGGGCGGACGTTCTCACTGTTCAGAGCTTTTTCCACCACGTCCAGCAGGTCTTTTTCTGCAGTTCCATCGCCTTCGCGGCTAAGGACAGTCAGCACCACCTCTGCAGGTGCCGGGCTGGTTGCACTGGCATCCGCCACCCGACCGTCGGCGCTTCGGGCATGAAATTCATAAGCTGCAGTTGGCCCCGCAACAGAAAGCCCTTCAAAGGCTGCAGGCACACGCAGGCGTAACGCTTCATCGCTTTCCATCACAGCTGCAACGGGCGGCACAGCATCATTATCAGCAGGCGTCACCGTCAGGCGTGTCACGTTGTAGTTGGCAGCGAGCTGGTCAAGATCGCCGCCCATCGCGTAAGCCACCATCACCGCCTGCGCGGCTTCGTTAATGCGCTGGCGCAGAAGCAACTCACGGTAAGCATTCTCCTGCAACAATTTAGTGGCGGGTTCAGATTCCAGTTCCAGCGTGCGGATCACTGCTTCCTGCTCATCTTTCGGATGAAGCGCCACAAATTCTGCCTTGCGTTCGGCAAGCAGCGTCTCAAAGTCCGGCACATCCACAATCTGCGGTGCAGGCAACTGCGAAAGGTCAATCACTGCCATTCTCTGCTCCTGTTGATACGGAAAGGGACACAGGCACACCGTTATTCCGCCGCCCGGTCAGCTCCACCACCATTGAACCGTCAAAATTGCTGTTGATGGTGATGGAATCCAGCGTCAACCGTGGCTCCCAGCGACTCAGCGCCACATACACTGCCGACATGACCTGCAGGCGTAATGCCGGATTTTGTGGCTGATCTATCAGTGCCGACAGCAGGGAACCATATTCCCGGCGGGCAATACGGCTACCCTGCGGTGTCAGCAGAATGTCCCGCACCGACTGGCGCAGATGATCAATATCAGTAATGACTTTGCCGCTGGTATTGTTCATCCCGCTATAAAGCGTCATACCGGGCCTCCGGTTGTATCGCCGCCTTTCAGGACGCCAGTATGCTGATGCGCATCAACCACGATCCCGTTAGAACTCATCGCTCCGCCGCCCTGGGTAACGCCACCATTGATCACCACTTCGCTGTTAATGCGCGTGCGGTCAGCCTCCAGTACAAACTCACTGGTTTTCATGGTGATGTTGTCAGCAGCCTCAATGACCATTGATTTGATGCCCCTGACATACCAGCGCCCGGTGGCGGGTTCGTATTCAAACCAGCCACCGTCAGGATGTTCTGTCACGCAGGCGTCCGCCGACGTCGACGGTGGTGCGAACTGATTCGAATAGACAGCGGGCAGCGCAAAGGCGGTTTCCAGATTGCCGCCCAGACTCAGCAGCACCACCTGCTCACCTTCCGATGGTCGCCACCATGTACGGGCATTCCCGGCACGCAGCGTCAGCCAGCTGATCCAGTTGGTTTCAAGCTCGCCCGTTTTCACCCGGCAAAGCCAGTTTTCCCTGTCCACTTCGGTGACTACCCCTGTGCGGATCAGGTTGGTGATAAGGCGCATGATTTCGGTTAATTGTGCGTTCATAGGGAAAGGTTGCCATCAGGGGAAGAAAGGCGGCAGTGCTGCAACTTGTATCAGTGCTGATACAAAGATCACCCCGCCAGCCATTGCAGAATCATGTCGCGGGTCATTGCCTCAACATCATCATTTACACCCAGAAGGCGACGCTCTGCGTAACGCACCTCCGGTCCCTTACGACTGACGCGATCTCGCAGGCCGTAATGGTGAACGCGGGCAATGCGCTGCACCTTGCCTTCAAACTGCACGCTGGCAGAGTCGGTGCTGGCGGCAGTTTTCAGGTATTTTGTGGTGCGCAGCTTTGCAAACATCTGACGTTTGATACGGCCTTTTTTACTGCGTGCTGTTACCCGTCGCGGTTCATAGCTGCTGCCGTCAGGGTTGCGCTGCATCCTGATATTCTGCTGCTGTGTCCGGCGAAGTTCCTGCGCCAGCTGGCGCATCATGCGGCTTCTCGAGGCTGGTTCCAGATTCGCCAGCAAGGCACTCAGCCAGTCGTCCACCTTCTGCAGTTCAGCCACGTTTCACCGTCCACATTTCTTCAGGTGCATCAGGTTCCGCTATAGCTTCAACGCTCGACACACTGCCGTCAGTGCTGACCAGCACACGTTCCGTCAGTTGCAGGTTCAGGCTGATATCACAGACATCGTTGCGCAGAATATCCACCTCAAAGGTGAATAGCTTTTCCCGTAACGCCGGGTTATTGATGGCATCGGGCTGGTTATCCCTCAGCCACAGCAAAACCGGGGCCATCAGCAGATTCTGGTCGCCGCTGAAATCCTCAATCACCGCGTTCAGTGTGTAACGGTACTCCCACGACATGGAGCTGGCCCCCGTGGCAACCAGCGAACCGTTATCCACAAACAGATGCAGTTTGTCCGGGTTATTGCGGACATAAGGCACCGCTTTATTGAGGGCGTGGCGCAGGGATTGTGGTTTGTTCACTGTTTCGCTCCTGACACGCAATAATCATGTCCACTTTGTCTGCACAGACCGCCCAGGCGGCCTCCGTTTCATCCAGCAACGCGTTCAGATCACCGTTAGTGCGCGGCGTTGCCTGATCCAGCCGACACGGCGTCACTCGCGGACAACCACTGACGGTAAGCCATACCTCCGGTGAGTGCCGGACGTTTCCGCAGCCGGATAATGTCAGCAGGCAAAGGAGTATCAGCCCAGCGGCGTAAATCCTCGTTCTCACGTTTCAGTTCCTCGATCCGGTGTTGTCGTTGTCTCAGCAGCGTGCTGGTCTGTTCTGCTTCGGCATAGAGCCGCGCCTGCTCCCGGTTATTGGTTTCAGTCAGAATGGACAGGCTGATAAGCTGGCTGTTGCTCTTTGCCAGTGCCTGGCTTTTGCTCTGCAGCTCGTCTGCCTGCGTGCTGATGGTCTGGCTGGCATCAGCCAGCCGCCACGTCTGCCAGCCCAGCGCCGCCAGTAATAACGCCAGCACAACCAGCAGCAACCGGTTCATGCTGCTACCTGTTTCGCCATCTGATTACGGGTGATCCAGAAGGCAATAACGGTCAGTAGATAAAAGACCAGGGTAATAGCCCACCCCGTCCAGGCGAGACTTACAACAATCAGCAATCGCATCACCCAACTGATAAATACGTTTTCTTTTCGGGTAATTGTCTTCAGTAAAGATGCCCTTAACTCCTGCCAGAGCGGGCCATTCTTAATTAACGCAGCCAGTGCTACCGGAATTACCGCCCATGTCAGCAAACAGGCTACCCAAACGCCGGACGCTGCCAGTACCGGAAAAATCCCCTGCGGATACACCATTGCTGCGATTAACAGCGCCATCCATAACATCAGAAACAGTCCGCTGATTAATTTCTTTTTCATTTCAGTTTGCTCCCTGTAAACACCAGGCCATCTCCCGCGCACGGCGGTTATCCAGCCCCTGATTAAACACACCTTTTACATAAACCCAGCGCGGCAACTGTCGGCACGCATCCGCCCAGCGCCGCTGATTGAGCAATTTCACCAGCGTGGAGCTGCAGGCATTGCCCGTCCCCACGTTGAAGGCAAACGACACCGTAGCGTCATACACCTTCTGTGGTGGCAGTTGCTTCACACACCTTTCCAGTACCCGCTCCACACGCAGCACGTTGGAGATCAGCCCTTCTGCTGCCTGTCGTTCCGTGATTGTTTTGCCGGGAATGACGCCCGATGTATTACCAATGCCGTCGGTCCAGACACCCGCGCTGCACTGATACGGCTGCAGACGACAGCCTTCGTAATCAGCAATCAGTTTCAGCCCCTCCACGGAGGTGTGAAGCTGCTGAAAACCCGGCAGCGTGGCAGCAATAGCCAGCACGGCCCCGACAAGGCAGCGTTTAACGATTGATGGATTCATAGTCCTCCCGCGAGATCTGCCCGTCGCGCAGAAGCTGGTAGGATTTGTGTTTGTAGTACCAGTTGATAGCCAGCATCAGTACACCAATCATCAGGCCGCCCAGCGTTGAGGCATCCTTGATGGACAAATCGCCCAGCCAGGCCAGCACGACGGCGATGCAATACGTGATAAAGGCGCTGATTCGCTCAAGCGTCATAATTCAGTCCCATAGCTGGACGGTCTGCACGGTGGTGGTGGTCGGAATGTCCGGCAGCTCCACCTGCAGCCCGTGAGGTAAAAAGGGGCCGTATTCGGCAAGCCCCGGATTTGCCTTCAGTACCTGCTCCGTGACCCCCTGCGTGCGCCCGTAATGACGCCAGCAAAGCGCGTCCACCGTGTCATACTGATGCGCACGCACTTTCATCAGATAAGCTCCACTGTGCAGTGCGGCGCATCCTGCACCCGGCTGATGGCCCAGCGGGCGTCACGCCACAAATCACCGCTTGCTTCCGCCAGTTCCTCGCCCCGCTTCACACCGGACGCCGTGGCGTCATAGTCCTGGTATCGTTCGTTGAGCATGGCGCGTGCCCAGCAGTAAACCGCGTTGAAATAGTGCTGAATGCGCTCACTTTTGCCGTCCAGCTGTTCCGCCGGAACTTCTGCCAGCGAGGCATACCCCAGCATCTGCTGGCGTCTGCGAAACTCATACAGCTCTGCGTTGACCTCCGAAATTGCCGACAGCGCAACCTGCTTTAAACGCGGCTGCGTCACCGTGCCGTCAGTGCGCATCACGCTGCGAAACTCCGACAGGTCCACATCAGGCCAGAACGGCGTATTCCTGATGATTTCCGCCTGTTCCGGTGCCTGTTCTGGCGCAACAAACTTCATGCTGCTTTCTCCTGAAATAGAGGGCGGTGGACGGGGTTTTGATGTGGCAGTGCCTTTCGCCACCCCGTGCCGCCCGTGCGCGGGGGCACGTTCTGTCAGCGGCTGTCATTGCGCAGTCTGCGCTCCAGCTGCTGTTTGTCTTTTTTCACGCCACAGCGAGGATCGAGCTGTAACGCATGGTTGAGATGATTAAGGGCGGAAGCCGGGTTGCTTTCACTCAGGACAGCGCCAATCGCTTTATGCAGACGCGCCCGTGACTGGTCCGGCATATCCAGACCGTCTGCCAGCTCCAGCGTCTGCAGCAACAGATCGGCATCAAAGCCGGTGGCGGCAAGCATTGCGCTCTGCGCCGCGTCTGCCATTTCCTCTGCCAGCACGGTCTGCACGTTGCGGTTACCCAGCGGCATCACCCAGCCATGACGCAGGGCATGACGCCCGATCTCCAGCGCCCCTGCATAATCTCCGGCATCAATGCGCCACAGCATCACGTACATCAGCACGTCATCCTGTTGAGCGCCTCCGGCAGCCAGAACGCCCTCCGCCCAGGCGGCATATTTCGGCAGCAGCTCCACCTTGATTTCCGCTTTTTTGACCGTGGACTGAACGCCCTTGAGACGGCGGCGGTCTTCCGCCAGTTGCAGCAGCATCAGGTCATAGCCCGACGCGTGGCGAACACTGCCACCCTCGCGAGCGGCCTGTTCAGCCTGAACGCGCAGGCGATGCTGCCGTGCGGGACTCAGGCTCATGAATTACGCTCCGGTTTCTGCTGCGGTGGCGCTGAAGTCACCAATCTGGATGTTTTCCACCAGTGCAGCGCAGCGATAGTCCTCAACCACATAGGCTTCGTTAACGGATTCAAAATTTTCAATCCGGTCACGTTTCGGGTTGTCGATAACTGAACGGCGGCGGGTATCTTCCTGCCAGTAGATGGACAGGTTATCCAGACGGGTGATCAGCAGCGCATTCGGCGGGAAGAACGGCGCACGCACCGCCTGCAGACCACCCATGCGTTTCTGACTGATGATCATATCGGCAGCCAGTTTTTCACTGTTTTCCTGCTCTTTGTTGACCAGCGGGAAATACTTGTCAGACAGCAGTTCACGACCGCAAATCACCACCAGATCGTCATCGTCCTGGTAGACCACGTCGATAAGCTCATTGACGGCATCCATCACTACGGCGTCCAGGTTGGCATATTCGCCACCTTTCCCGACTTTCACCGCGCCCGGTGTGGTTTCACCGCCCGTGGTGGTGCTGCCCATGACGTGATCCGGTGCATCCTCACGGATTTTCTGCAGCCAGCCTTTGTTCACATCCTGCAGCAGCGGGTTTTCGCTACGGTTGGAGGTTTTCGCACGCTTCACGCCGTTAAAGCCGATCATGATGCGGTCCAGTGCCTGACGTTTCACGATGGCGTTACGGATACGCACCTGGAAATCCTGAAACTTCGCCCACAGGTCCAGCTTCGCGTAGGTCAGCACCGTGTCAAAGTTGGTCTGTTCGCATTTGTATTCCACATCGACCATCAGCGTCGGATCGACAGGTTCTCGCTCTTTCGCGGTGGTATCAGTGGTTCCGGCAATGGTGCTGCCAACACCCAGCCCCAGCAACTGACCAGACTGCTCAGTCACTGGCGTGACGTTAATCAGCGTCAGGAAAGAGGCGGACTGCTGGATCTGGTCTTCCAGCGTCTGCTGCACGGACGGCTCTACGGTGAACTTGCTGGACAGTTCTTCAACTGCCACACCGTTCAGACGCGCCAGCTGCTGCAGGTAAGCGTTAAAAGCAAAGCGGGTATTCTTCTTCATCGGGTTTTGTGCTCCATCAGCAATTGGTCAGAGTGTCAGCGGGGGCGTTACCGCCTGTTGCACGCTGGCGGTAGTCCTGGCGGCTGTCTTCATGACTCAGCTTGTCCACCAGTTCGTTAAAGGCGGTCTGCTGTGCCTGCAGGGCAGTCTCCAGCTCAGACAGACGTTCTTCCTGCTCAGACAGGGATTTTTCGGTGCGTGCGCTCAGGTTTTGCTGCTCAGTGGCGACCAGCTCCACGGCCTTATGCACATCAGAGAACCGGGCATCGTCGGACTGCTCTTTTTTGGTAAACAGCGCCGTGACACGGGCAAACAGGGACGGTTTGTCCTCCTGGATTTCTTCCAGTTCGATCACCGTTTCCTCTGCGGCGGTAAAGAGATTGGCGGGATTCTGCTTGCGGTTTGCCAGCGGGTTATGGGCTGCACTGGCGCTGAATGTCAGCATTTCCGTACCCAAACTGGCAGGGTCATCAGTGGCAGCCAGGCCGACCAGGTAGGCTTTGCCCGTATCAGCGAACTTCGGGCTGACTTCCATAGAGGTGAATAATTTCTGGCCTTTTTTCACCAATTCCACCAGGGACTCCGTTGGCTCAACGTCGGCATACAGCGCCATCTTGCCTGCCAGCGGGCCTTCCGTGATTTCTTCAGCAAACAGCGCCGTCACCTTGCCGTAACGGTTAAAGGTGCTGTCCGGGAGATAAGACTTGATGTGCTCAAGGTTAATCAGCGCGGTATACACCGCCGGGTTGTAGCTGGCTGCCATCTGTTCCAGCCATTCACGCTGGATTTCGCGTCCGTCGGTGGTGGCACCTTCCACCCCGATGCGAAAACGCTTTGCTTTCACTGTCATGAGCCGTGCTCCGTTAGAAATAACTTACTGGAGCCTTATGGTTGCGGTGATGGGGGCAGTGAAACAATGCGCGGTATTTGTACCGACAACCACACAAACCGCAGGCGGGGAAAGCCTTCATTCAAGGCTGTAGGTTTGTGCCATGAACACCACACTGACACCCGCAGATCTCGATCCCCGTCGGCAGGCCATGCTGCTGTACTTTCAGGGATACCGCGTAGCCCGCATTGCTGAAATGCTGGGCGAGAAAGTTGCAACCGTTCACAGCTGGAAGAAACGCGACAAGTGGGGTGACTATGGGCCGCTGGATCAGATGCAGCTCACCACCGCCGCACGTTACTGCCAGCTCATTATGAAGGAGCACAAAGAAGGGAAAGATTTCAAAGAAATTGACCTGCTGGCGCGCCAGTCGGAGCGCCACGCGCGGATCGGCAAGTTTAACAATGGCGGCAACGAAGCCGACTTAAACCCTAACGTCGCCAACCGCAACAAAGGCCCGCGCCGTCAGCCGGAAAAGAATGTTTTCACCGATGAACAGATAGAGAAACTGGAAGAAATCTTCCATTCCTCCATGTTCAACTACCAGCGCCACTGGTGGGAAGCCGGAAAAACCAACCGCATCCGCAACCTGCTGAAGTCACGCCAGATCGGCGCGACCTTTTACTTTGCCCGTGAAGCCCTGATTGACGCCCTGCTTACCGGACGTAACCAGATTTTCCTTTCTGCCAGTAAGGCACAGGCTCACGTCTTTAAGCAGTACATCATCGACTTCGCCAAAGAAGTCGAGGTGGAGCTGAAAGGCGATCCGATGGTGCTTCCTAACGGGGCCACGCTTTACTTCCTCGGCACCAATGCCCGCACGGCGCAGAGTTACCACGGCAACCTGTATCTGGATGAATATTTCTGGATACCGAAATTCCAGGAGTTGCGCAAAGTGGCTTCCGGTATGGCTATTCACAAGAAATGGCGACAAACCTATTTTTCCACGCCATCCAGCCTGACCCACAGTGCTTATCCGTTCTGGTCCGGTGCGCTGTTCAACCGTGGACGCAACAAAGCTGACAAGGTGGACATCGACCTGTCCCACAGCAATCTGGCCCCCGGCCTACTGTGCGCAGACGGGCAATACCGCCAGATAGTCACCGTGGAAGATGCGGTGCGCGGCGGCTGTAACCTGTTCGACCTCGACCAGCTGCGCATGGAGTACAGCCCGGACGAATACCAGAACCTGCTGATGTGCGAGTTCGTGGACGATCTCGCGTCCGTGTTCCCGCTCAGCGAACTGCAGGCGTGCATGGTGGACAGCTGGGAAGTCTGGACCGACTTTCATGCACTGGCCCTGCGCCCGTTTGGCTGGCGCGAAGTGTGGATCGGTTATGACCCGGCAAAAGGTACGCAGAACGGCGACAGTGCCGGATGCGTGGTGGTGGCTCCGCCAGCCGTGCCGGGTGGTAAGTTCCGCATTCTTGAGCGTCACCAGTGGCGCGGGATGGACTTCCGCGCCCAGGCTGACGCCATCAAAAAACTGACCGAACAGTATAACGTGACCTATATCGGTATCGACTCGACCGGCGTCGGTCACGGGGTTTACGAGAACGTGAAAGCGTTTTTTCCTGCCGTCAGGGAGTTTGTCTATAACCCCAACGTTAAAAACGCCCTGGTACTCAAGGCCTACGACATTATCAGCCACCGCCGTCTGGAGTTTGACGCCGGGCACACCGACATTGCGCAGTCATTTATGGCAATCCGTCGCGCTACCACTGCCAGTGGCAACCGCCCGACCTATGAAGCCAGCCGCAGCGAAGAAGCCAGCCATGCCGATCTGGCCTGGGCAACAATGCACGCACTGTTTAACGAACCGCTGCAGGGCGAGTCCGCCAATACCAGCAATATTGTGGAGATTTTTTGATGGGAAAGAGTAAGAAGAACCGCGCTGCGTCGACGAAACAGATCCAGCATAAAAGCCAGACTTCAGCCGAAGCATTCAGCTTCGGTGATCCCGTTCCTGTTCTGGACCGCCGCGAACTGCTGGACTATGTGGAATGCGTACAGATGGATCGTTGGTACGAGCCGCCTGTGAGTTTCGACGGACTGGCGCGAACCTTCCGCGCCGCCGTGCATCACAGCTCACCGATTGCAGTGAAGTGCAACATTCTGACCAGCACCTACATCCCTCACCCGCTGCTCAGCCAGCAGGCTTTTTCGCGTTTTGTACAGGACTATCTGGTTTTTGGTAACGCCTACCTGGAGAAACGCACGAACCGCTTCGGTGAAGTTATCGCCCTTGAGCCTGCACTGGCAAAATACACCCGACGCGGGTTAGACCTTGATACCTACTGGTTTGTGCAATACGGCATGACTACACAGCCGTATCAGTTCACGAAAGGCAACATTTTTCATCTGATGGAACCGGACATCAACCAGGAGATCTACGGCCTGCCTGGTTATCTTTCTGCCATTCCGTCAGCCCTGCTCAACGAGTCCGCCACGCTGTTCCGTCGAAAGTATTACATTAACGGCAGTCATGCAGGCTTCATCATGTACATGACCGACGCCGCGCAGAACCAGGAGGATGTAAACAACCTCCGTAACGCGATGAAAAGCGCCAAAGGACCAGGTAACTTCCGCAATCTGTTTATGTACTCGCCTAACGGCAAAAAGGACGGACTTCAGATCATCCCATTGTCAGAAGTCGCGGCGAAGGATGAGTTTCTGAATATCAAAAATGTCAGCCGCGATGACATGATGGCAGCGCACCGTGTGCCACCGCAAATGATGGGGATTATGCCGAATAATGTTGGGGGGTTTGGGGATGTGGAGAAGGCAAGCCGTGTATTCGTCCGAAATGAGCTAATGCCACTACAAAAGCGATTACAGGAGATGAATGATTGGCTTGGCAAGGAGGCGATACGGTTTGATACCTACTCGCTAGATATAGCCCCATAATAAGAAAAGCCACCGTTTGGTGGCTTTTCTTCATTTACTCAATAGGTTCAAACTCATCTTGAGGAATCAGCGTCGATTGACAGGCTTGGCTTAGTACCCCTGATAATTTACATAATAACCGATAGTTATGAGGAGCATCATCGCTAATCTTTTCGACCGTTAAAGTGATTGATTTTGGATCATCCAATAACATCTTCTTGATGTCATTACTTAAATACCTAGGGCAGTAACCAACGATTTCAGCTGGTTTATCTGCACGAACGACAACAGCATCCCCATCGTATTCATTTTGAAGATCCAAGCAAAGACGCAAAATTTGCCCCGGTTTCAATTCAGATACACGAGCATTAGCTAAGCTATTCAAGTAACCAAGTCCATGTAAGAAGAAAAAATGCTCAAAGTTACCATCAGAATCAAAATCAATTTTTTTGAAAATCTGCAGCTGATCAGTGCTTCGTAAGCCTCCCGAGCGAGCAAGAATATCGATAGGATTTACCTTATCTTCTTCAAATCCAAGCCATTTAATGAAACTCGGATACTCTGGACGTCTCGGTGATAAAAGGCGATTTTTAAAAAGAGGAAACAATTCTTCCGATACATAAGTTTCACGAACATCACTCATGCCGCTAAACTTTGTAAATTTAGAAGATTTAAGAGCACCTTTGGTATACCTGAAAACATACCCCGATTTGCGCTCTTGCAAGTTACCAACAACATGCCAGTCTCTGGTATCTGGTGCCTGCCATGCGACGTAAACGGAGTTTGTATTAGTCATTCTAGTAACCTTCTGCGATTTTCCATTACCATTAACGTTGCAAATCTACGTGCACTGTCGGATATACACGATGAAGGCACTTGGTTAAACACATCTGTAATGGAATCTTCTGTTAAAACGCTCAACTTACCTAACCAATGGTCGCGAGCGGCAACTCTCCCTTCAACTGCATGTTGAAATGCTTCAACAGTCAGCAAGGGCTTTTTATCAGTTTTTGCTTTGAATAGCTCAGAGCGAGCTTTTCTTACAAAACATGGGATTTGTCGATTTTTATCTTTAGTATTAAGCCGTTCGTTACGCTCATCATCTAACATCTCCCTTCCTAAACTAGCGGCATGATCGTATGTTGGACACAAAAACTGCTCACCAGTTTCATTGTTAAGCATGATTGCCCAATTTTCATGGTGGCGATCTTGATTACTCACAAGTGCATCGAGCATCAAATATCCACAAAATACATCTGCTGCATTTAGCCCGGTTAGATCATATACACTCGGAGGAGGCTTGATAGATTCCCTATCTAAACAACCCAAGACCCTTGTGACAGTGTGTTCTCTGACCCTTACCGGCTTTTCCCCGGCTTGTAAAGGCCCAGGATAATCGAATGTCGAACTGTGAAGCACTTCATTTCCCATTACCATCCGGAAACCAGATGGAATGATATTCTGAGTCACCACACCGAATCGACCATTGTATCGCGCCAAATCATAGCTAGCATGTGGAATGTTAAGCAAATGACATAACTCAGCAGCACACTTTTCAGACCAATGCTCGCCAGTACCTGGCCTAGAGTACTTAAACAACTGCAAATTTACAGTGTCATCGGAGAAATAGAACCAAAACTTCTCTTTGGTTCCTAACTGTTCAAGATCGTTAGCTACGGGGCTAAGCTCTACCAATTGGTATGGCATCTGACATCCCTGTTTAGCGGATTATGAATAAGTTAGGTTCCATTTTATCCAAACATTGTCAAATACCCTAAGATTTATTAGATGATAGAGCGATACTGTATGTATGTCCAGCAATCAAATCAATATATAACTCTTATATGGCTTAACGCGCGCTCGTATCCCCGCCACGCCTGCCCGCTTTATGTAGTGGTTTTCATGCACCTGCATGATCTACGCAAAAGCCCGCCAGTTCTGGCGGGCCTTAGCAAAAACGATCCTCAAACGATCATGCGATCTCATGCGGCATAGACATGCACTACAGAGCTAACGCCTCGCAAGGGCTCGTTGTTCAACCTTGCTGACGCCAGAAGCAAGTTCAGACGCCAGCAACGTTTCTTAATGCAGCCAGCTGTCGTCTTCCCACACCTTCTGCATAATTTTCATCACTTGTTTTCTTTCTTCGTCCAGTTGCAGTCCGGTTAGTTCCACACCGTTAGAGCTACCTTTGCGAATGCGAATTACCGTTTTGGGATACAGGGGGCGCAGATTGCGGTAAAGCTCGGATTCAAGGGCGTCCAGGGTAGACTGGCTAATCTTCTGCTCTTTATCGATCATTATTTCAATGCGCATAAAAGTCACCTCAGCTGATGACATCCATTGAGCGGTTGTATTCGTGGGTTCTGATTTTTGCCATGAGTTCATCAGTCAATTCAGAAACCCACTGCAGAGCCAGCCCCTTCTCTTCATCACTACACTCACTAGCCGCTACAAGCTTAAGAAAAAAATCAATGCGCTGGAGCTTCAAAGACTCCAAAAAATAGTCCTGCATCTTTCCTCCTATGACACCACACGCAACGCTGTATGCATAACCACTGTTTATATTTACAGTATATAATAATCTTACTGATGTAAAACGATTTTTTACGTTCATCAGCCTGATATGCCTGGTATTATTAAGAGTACGAATTGTTAACCCGCGTAATTAATACAGGTTCCGCCACTGATCATCTTCCTGCAAACGCTGGTTCCGATAGAAGATACGCAGGCCTGCTCCTGACGGAATACTGCCTCCGCGAAGGAGTAAATCGACCTCTTTCTCGCTGCCATCAAATCCTCTGGACTTCAGCTCATACACGAGCTGCAGTCGCTGATGGTCTGTAATTCGCTGTTTGTAGTCTTTACGCCGTTTCGGTTTCACCAGGCGTAACCTTGCTGCCAGTTCCCGGCGCTCTTTTTTGCTCATACTGTGCAGGTATTCGTGCAACTCCTTGTCATCCATGCTGGTAATGTCCGTTCTGGGGTCCCCATCAGCTGATTTATCTTTCTCCTGTTGGTTCAAATTTTCAGCAAGGGGACAGTTATTGCCACGAGTCCAAGGGGCGCAAGCGCCCTGGTCGGCTGCCGCCTCCTGAACATCAACGGCCTTACGAACCATTTTCCACTTCACGGCATGAGTGCAGATCTTGCCCTCTGCAATAGGTGACCAGATGCCATAAATACGAATGCCGTGATCGCCATAGGCGGTCGGCTCTTCGTTGATTTCATAAGCGGTTCTGATGAGGTGATATTTGCGGGGAACCAGTACGCCGCCCTGCTTCATGATGTAGGTGGCAAAACAACCAGCATCAGCAGCAGCCAGGATGGCATCAAGGCGCGGGTTATCCAGTACCGGCGCACCTGCTTTTTTGTCCCCCTGTTGCCTTGCCGCCTGACCAGCCAGCAATCGCAGTTCACGGTAAGCCTGACGCCCCGGAATGCCAAAGAAGCGGAATTGCTGAACACGATGCAGAGACGCCCAGGCATTAACGTATTCAGCATTATCACGCAGGGATTTCCCCGTTTCCTTGCTGATCTCGCCAGCCAGACCACGCCCGTCAATGTTCTTACTGATGTATTTCGCGATGTAGCTTGTTGGCGTACCTTTGCGCGGGTTAATCAACTCAGACTTAAAGCGCGGCCCAGTGTTATTGCCCAGTTCCTCGCGGTCTTCACGGATGGCAAACTTACGCAGTAATGCAGTGATGGCGCGGCGGTCTTTTTTGCGCATAAAACACAACAGGTGCCAGTGAACTGTACCGTCATGATGCGGCTCAGCCACCCGCACGCCATACCACCGCAATCCGGCTTTGTGCATCGCCTTACGAAATGCAGCAAACATGCCGACCAGATAATCACTGCTTTGTCTTACCGTCGCATTTGTCCAAGTTGGGTTGGGCCTGCCATTATTTAGCGTGGAATGGAAACGTGACGGACAGGTGATGGTGTAGAAAACGGCGCAGTCACCGCGCATTTCCGCGATAAGCTCCAGGCCTTTAACACAGGCCATCATCTCATTGCGGCGATGCGCAGGGTTGCTGCTGCTGGCGTTTACCACATCCTCCATGTCCAGCGTGTCGCCGTCTTCGTTCACCAGTTCATGAGAACGAAAAAACTCCAGCGACTTACGGCGCTGCTCACGTTTATGCATCACGGCTTCATAGCTGACATAGGGAGATGCTTTTTTGCTGACCAGGCAGACAGCACGCAACTGCTCTTCCCGCCATTCGCAACGCATCTTCCATAATTTCCGGTACCACCAGTCAGCGCACAACATACGCGCCAGCGAACCCGGAATGAGTTCATAGGGCACGGGTTTACGGCGGTTTCTTTTCCGGCGGAGTTGCTCAAACGCAGGCGGGATGACATCCAGACGCAGGGTTTCCGCTGCCACCTTTTCCCATGTCTTGCGGATTTCTTCTGGCTTAACGTCATCGGTGACATACAAATCGCCACAAGCTGCATCAAGGCACATGCTCATATGCGCAGCTACCAGGGTGGACAGGCGTTTCACCTGATCCTGACTCATTTCAGGCAGGATCAGCAGGCCGTCCAGCCCTTCATGGCTTGCCATAAAGCGAAAAGAAGTGGATAGCTGACAGTCGCGTACATGCTCCAGCCGTTCCAGACATGGCTTAATCGTCTCACGCAAATAGCGGGAATAAGCCTTTGGCCTGCCCAGGCTGCTGAAGTATTCAATACGTTGCATCAGTGGCTTGCTGATATGGGAAGGCTGGGCATTAACGTCCGCCAGAATGACCATATCTGGATTAAAACGCTGCTGCTCATGCGCCAGCTTTGCCCGACTAATGAGCTTATCCTGCTCCATTTCGCGCTGGACAGGATCACGGGATTCATTAAAGAAATAACGCTCCCAGACCTGATCACTCAGTGCCTCGCGGCGCAGCTGTTCCTGCTCGTTATCGGCAGCGTACAGAGCGATCAGGTTTGAAAGCGCAGAAACTGAAGATTGCTCTTCCGTCTCTACGTAAGGATTGATTGCTTTTTTCTCAGCATTCCAGGAATAGCTGTAGTTCATTACGCAATCTCCAGTTCGAGCTGTGAAGGCTGCAAACCATTCGACAGCCAATCAGAAACTGAAGGTGGGCGAACAGCTTCAATTGCACCTTTTAAAATTGCGCAACGGTTTTTCAGAATGACAGCTTTCAGCTCCTTTTCCGTCAGATTGCGCGAATACTCAGCCTCCTGAATAGCCCGCGTCAGCTCAGGATATTTGCTATTAAATTTGGGGACATTGCAGGCAAGATTTGTACTGTCGGCAGTCGCCAGTGGGTAATTTCCCAACACACGACCGTCAAGCATGCGCAAACCATGAACAGCTGTTTTGAAATTGTGTCGGCAATAAATTGCTTCAAAAGCGTCCTGCATACGACGATGCCAGTGCGCAGTTCTGATAGCCGCATATTCACCAGACGATCCAAAGCAGACACGAGGCCATTCACGACATAGCTCGATAAGCCGATCGATTGACTCGTGCAGATGCCAGACGGGAGTTGCCTTCCCGTAGAACATTTTCGGAACTTCGTTTATCAGGGCATCATTGTCACGTTCACCTCCGTCCACAACATCAGGAATGACAAAAAAAGCGACCTTAGGATGGTGGTAATAGTTCAGGAGCCATTTATAAAAATCACTCCAGTTAATTTTTAGCCCACGCACCCATGCAGAAAATGCGCCGTTATCAATGCCGACGACCTGAGCGTGCTGAATGGACGCCGCAATCTGATCTGGTCGTACATAGGAGACGAAAGCGCCAGCTCCGCTCACCGCAATACGATGAACGTCGCCAGCACTTCCCCAGACAGGCGTCCCATGGAAATGATGAATTCCGTGGTGCATTTCTTTCACACTTGCACCCCGAAAATAACAGTAGAGTCACGTCCCCTACTAAAATCGGCACTAAACCAATTAGCAGATTTAGTGGCAATCATCTCTGTTGCAAATTTTCCCTCCCCCGCTGCAACGCCGATGCTGCGTTTCGCCCTGATGTAGTGGTGAGTGAAATTACGATAAAGGGACCGGGTCAAAGACGTGTTACTGTTAGAAACAATGACCGGATGTCCTTCTGATGACCGATGTTCAAGAATGGATGCCAGGTGATACTGATCATCTTCAGTGAAACCATCAGTGTGATAGCCGGAAAACGTACCGTCATAAGGCGGATCGCAATACACCACATCCCCCACCTTCAACATCGCCAGCGTTTCATCAAAGCTGGCGCAGATAAACGTTGCCCGCTGGGCTTTCTCTGCAAATGCGCGAATTTCTTTTTCAGGGAAATACGGATTTTTATAATTACCGTAGGGAATGTTGAAATGCCCGCTCTTGTTATAGCGACATAAACCACGGTAACCGTGACGATTGAGATACAGGAAATATACCGCTTTCATGAAATCAGTAATTTCAGTGGAGTAATTAAACTCCTGCCTTATGTTGTAATAAGCCACCTCCCTGTTTGCTTCCTCAAATAAAGCTCTGGCACGAGATATAAACGCCTCACAATCAGCAGCAACCTTTTTATAGAGGTTGATTAAATCAGGATTAATATCCGCAACAAGATAGCTGGGGTAATCCGTCTCCATCATCACTGCACAGGAACCCGCGAAAGGTTCAACCAGTCGCGGGCCAGCAGGAAGATGCTTTTTCAGTTCGGACATTATGGCGGTTTTATTTCCTGCCCATTTCAGGATGGTGCTCATACAGCACCTCCGTTGTAATGTTTGCCTTTCAGCTCTGCGATTTCCTGACAGGTAATGCAAAGCTGCACACCCGGAATGGCACGGCGGCGTGCTGGCGGAATTGGCGCTTCACACTCAACGCAAAGCACGCGGGACACGCCCGGCGTTTTGGCACGGGCAGCACGGATATGGCGTTGGCGTTCTTCTTCAACGCGCTGCTGTACGAGATCCATTGCATCAGCCATCAGTGGATCTCCTGCGCTTCGTTCTGGATTGCTTCAGCAGTCACACGCAGCAGTTCTGCCGCTTCGACGTGGTTTAGCTGGCGGGAGGTGATATGACACGCCAGGCTATCGAGGCGAGCAGCCATTGCTTCAGCCCTTGCCCGGCGTTCTTCCAGACGAGCCTCTGTCAGTAAAAGATTAAGACCTGCATCATCCGGTCCGGTTTTGGTCGTGAGGGTTTCAATATTACGCATAAGCAATTCTCCTGAATTTAGATAAAGGGATGCCCGGCGGGTTTACGCCATTAATTTCATTAGTTGGTTAATTCGGCATGGTTAGCCGTCTGGGAAATAAGCTCACCACTGCACGAAAATGATTCATTGCTTTAATCAACTCCCGCTTTTCGTCAGTGGTCAGCTCATTAATGCTGATGCTATGACGTTCAGCTGGAATTTTTGCCATAAAGAATATGGCAGCCAGTGCCCGTTTATTTTGTTCATTATTGATATCCCGAGGATCACGCATATCTTTAATAAACCGCTCAAGCTCTGACTCAATATTCAAACCAAAAAATTTCGCCCTTAACTCCGCAATATGATTAAGTCCATTCAGGCGTTCACCGGGTCTTAATGGAACAGTCGCCGCAGCGCCTTCAATAGCCATTTGTTCCCCCGTTTTTTCGTAGATAGTTCTGCCAGCAATTCATCTTGTGAACGGCACGGATGCCAGCGTTTACCATCCTCACCCATGATCCAGCCGTGACCGTAGTGCATTGCCGGACTTTGTTTTACCAGCAGCGATGCAAATGATGGTTCTTTCGTCAGCATAAGCACCTCACAGCAAACCGAATGAAGCACCGAGGCCAGTCACGGTATCAACTGCACTCGCCATCGCAGGATTAGCCTGTAAACGGGCCTGCAATGAAACAGCGGCCAGCGCCATCAGTCGTGTTACAGAGTTAATGCTGCTGATAGCATCACGACGACCTGCACTGGTTTTTACATCGCCAGATACCGCACCTGCAGCAACACGCCCGATCTCTGCGGTTGCACTCATGACATAATGCGGCAGTTTCTCTTTTGCCACCTCATTAATCGGTACACATGGCAGGCAGTGAATCTGTGCCAGAAAGCCATCTACCAGCGTTGAATCTTCAGTCAGATCGGTAAGCAACCAGATTTCTGGTGCGGTTAATAAATGAGGTTGAGCTGGGTTCAGCTTGTTCCGCAGAATCTGTACATTCATGCCTGCACGTTCTGCCAGTCGCACCAGGTTGTGGCGCAGTGCGAATGCACGACAGGCTTCGTCAAAATGTGGATGTTTGGAAACTTGATAATCAAACATAGTCAGCCCCTTCCCTTTATTTCAAAATCGAATCAATTGATTACGACATTGGAATCGGCAAGCGCATCCACTGTCATGGCTGCAATGTTGATCATTACCTTTTCACGTTTTTTATCCTTGCGAAGACGATGCCGCTTAAGGCGTCCATCTGCGAGCATACTGTTGATAGTGTCTACAGATAACCCTGTGAGTTCACTGTACTTTTCAACCGAAATGGATGGGACAGCTAATGTGATTGAAATGTGCTGAGTCATAAGGCAACATCTCCTGTTTAAGTGTGTTTAACATTGACGAGTAGTTGTAAGTCACATTTTGAAATCAATGCGACTATAAGATCACAAATTGAAATCGTCAACCATAAAGTTCACAAGGTGAAATCGATGGATTTTAGTCAAGGTGGAAAGAAAGCTATCGAAAGGATGGTTGAAGCCTATGGGTTCACTACAAGACAGGCGTTATGTGAACAACTAGGCATATCAAAAAGCAGTCTTGCTACACGCTACATGAGAGATTCATTCCCTTCTGATTGGGTTATTCAGTGCGCGCTCGAAACAGGAGTAAACATAAAGTGGCTGGTAACAGGCTTACCTCCTAAACATGAATATTTAACTTCTGACATCATCAATATTCAAAAAATAAAATTGATTGATGGAGTGCTATTGGATGCAGGAACACTAATGTTTGACAAGGTGTTCATTCCTGATGGTTTATCATCACCATCTGTGATATCAAACGGGAATAACTCTTATTTTATTGAGAGGGATTTCACAGATGTAGTTGATGGTGATTGGTTAATCTCCATTGATGGAAAGCATTCTATAAAACAAGTTATTAGAATTCCTGATAATAAAGTTAAGATTAACTATGGGAATATCATTGTTGATATGAACATTAATGACCTTGTATTCATCGGCAAAGTTATAGCAGAATTCAAGATAAGAGGCTAAT